ATCTGGAGTAGGGTTGCCGGTAGGGGCGTTCATATTATTCACAACTGTCGTATATTCCTGCCAGTCTGAATAAACCTGGCTGACAGGAACTAAACTGCCGGGTAATTGACCGTTCATAAACTCACCCCCTAGGACGTTGAAATACCACTAGCTACTCTGAGTTGCCGCGATGTACCAAGCCCTATTTGGGCGTTTAGTTGTTTGGCTATTTCCGCCGCATATTGTGACGGGTTTGAAGTGCCGGGCGGTAGTTGAACGTTTATGGTGCCGATGTTGGTATTGACGGAGCTGCCGCTACCGCCCATGCTGCCGTTTGGAGAATAATTGCTTGCTATATAGTTGCCATAACTTTGCCCAGATCCGCCAGGCATATTTGCAGCAACTCTACCTACATATTGCTGATTCTCTGTACTGTTTGCAGTTTTTGGGTTTCTCCAGCTAGGTCCACCATTATAGGCTCTAAGCGCATCGTTCCAATTACCTTGAGATTTATACATTTCTGCCAAGTAAAGTGTTCCACCCATGATGTTTTGATAGGGGTCAAAGGCATTAGTTACCCCCAGGCTAGCAGCAGTACTCGGCATTAATTGCATAAGACCCATAGCTCCAGCAGGGGATACTGCCCTAGGATTCCATGTAGACTCAGCGCCAATTACACCACGAATAATGTCTACAGGTACTCCATATTTCTGAGAAGCAGCACTTATAATATCATCATAGCTACTATTTGATCCCATAGTGTTGGGAGAAATTTGCTGTGAAACACCGGATGATCCTGATGGTATATCCCCAGTACTTCCCGCTACTGTCCCTCCAGCAGTATATGTTTCCCAGTCTTTTGCCAATTGTTTGTCCATCTGGTGTAATATTTTTACAGCGCCCGTTAAATCCCCAGAAAGAAAGGCTGAGATAGCATCAAATAGGCCTGCAAACTGATTTGCCAATAAGTTAGCAAGGTTTATCGTATAAGTTATTTGTTGGTTAATGCTTTGGAATAAATCTTTTATTGCCTGAGTTTTAAAAAAAGCAGCCACTAGCTTAACGACTGCCCCAGTTAAATTCTCTACTGCTGTTAGGGCTTGTTTAAGAGCACTTAACTCTCCGTCATCTTTTGCTATATTTAGATAATCTAACCAAACATCATAAAGAGTTTGTACCCAACTAACAATATCTGATACAAGATTCAAAATAGGAAGAAAAAAAGCCGCTATTTTACTAGTCCAATCAGACATGTTATTTGTTATCCAATTATTTAACTTAATAAAACCATCTAAAAGATTATCTATCGGTTTCTGAAGATACTTCATTAACCAATAACCCATCCATTGCATACCATAAGTCATCTCTACTTTAAAACGGGTAAATTCAAAACGAACATCACGAATGTGTCTTGCCATTCCTTCTGCATCATTGGGTAATTGCATTTGTTTCTGTTGGTCTATTAATGATAAATATCGTTGCCTTAATTCGGGCATCCATGCAATATCATTAATGTTTTCGCCCATGGCATCAGTAGCTATCTTATACTCTTTAGCTTGTTGTACGCCCATATACATGTGCAGTGCTAGTTTTTGATATTGTAAATCCAACTGCGCAGTCTTATCAATCAATCCAGCTGTCGCCGCCGTAATAGTGGTTAAAACAGTCGTTATTGCTGTGGCGGCAACCGTGTAATTTTTAACCCAACCTGAGGTATGGGACTGAATAGCACTGGAGACGTCCTGCAGGGTTTTGTTGAATTTATTGAATCCTTGGTTATCGACTTGAAAACCAAGGGAAACCAAATATTGTTTTATAACGTTTGCAGTATCCATGCGTTATCCAGCCCCTTCTCTCTTTAACTCTTGCCACTCTTGAAATCGTCGTTCATTTTCTCGATCAACGGAATAATATTCATGGAAATTCAGCAGATCCTCAAGAATATATGTTCCATCTTCTAGTTCATGTTGTTGCCATCTTCCCACCGATACAGGAAGCCATAGATAAGGATCTAACGTAGGGTACGGAAGAGGGTTATACCCTTGAAAGTCTCTTTGTATACCTTCAATACCCTTTCGGCGAAAAAAGCAGATATATTGAACTCCAGCACATTCACAACTAGGCTAATTACTACGGCGGGGTCAACCTCTATTTCAGGAATAGACCAGATGCCCTTTGTAGCCATTACCGGCACTGTATACTCAACACCGTTAGATTCTTCGACTTGATACCTTTTGCACGCCATCATACAATGATGAATCAAATCAGAAAAATCTTCCTCAGTCATTGCCGAGCGATTAAACGGCAATACTGGTAATCCCAACTGTGCTTCCATACCCGGAGGAAGCATTTTTACTATTACCTGGCTTGCTATCCACATTGCCGTTGCTACGGGTAATTTTGAAATTTGATATTTGATAGGTTTATTATCTTCGTCAGCAATAAAAACGTCTTTAAATCTACTAGACATTTTTTAAGACCCCTCCATTTAATAGGTAGACGATTGAATATCAGCAAACGGGATCGCCCAACTCACCTTGCCGCCCTGACTGGCATACGCCTTATCGGGATTCTTCGGAATACTCCCGCCAGTACACTGATGCCCAGTCCCGTCCACGGTATTCCGCAACGTCAACGCCGCATTCGCGAAATTGCTCACGTCGCCACTACGGGCAGCCGAATTAACGAAATTAAACCAAGACAACAGGTACTTGTGCAATATGGAGGTCTGCTGGCATTCGATAGTAATCGTGCCATTGTCTCCCGCAATATAACTAATTTGAGCGCTTCCATCAGCCGCAATATCGGTGGCGGTTTTTTCGGTAGCATAACTAACAGAAATTTGACCTATTCCAATGTTACCGGCAATCGTTATCCCGCCGGCCAACGGATGAGTAAAAACGCCCATAAGGTCTTTAAAACTATAAGTTGTTGGTGTCATTTTTCATCCCTCCTCATGCCTGCGGATATACGCCGATTATGATATTCTGAATACCAGATGCCTCGTTAAGACATACATAAACTGGCGGTGATGTCCGGTTTGCTCTCTGCGACGTGGTCAATGTGTTACACGATGGAGCCTGTACGACGTAACCCTTCGGCATGGATTCACCATAACTGAGATTTAGCACTTGGGCTAATCCCCAAACGCCAGGAGCAATATAGCCAATGTTCACGAAATTATCGCACTGCTGGTTAATTGTGTGAATTATCTGGGTCACGCCCTGATCGGTTAACGGCACTTTCGGGCTGTCGCACAGTAAATTCATGACCTGCGTTTGGATGGCATTCGACAACATGTCTCTATATAAAACTTGATCCATAAAGTATCCATTAGACATTGCACCCTGCTGAAGAATACTGAATTCGGAATTGTACTGAACATAAACATTCAGGCCCATACCAAAAGTAGACCCAGGAATGCCGGAAATGTTCGCCACTTGATTGGATGTCAGTGGTTCTGGTGCTAAACCAACTAATTTCATAAACATCATTACGAATGCCGAATTCGCAAGCCCGGTATTATTTCCGCAGGCGACGCCCATTGCCATTACAGCGGCATAAACGGATTGGGTAGAGTAAATACCCCAGGTTCTAGAGTAATTTGCGGCCTGCAGGGTATACCCGACGTTCCCCGCCGTATTAGCTAAAACCGCAGAATCGGACGTGGTAAACATGTACTGAATGTACGGCATCATAGCTTGAGCCACAGGGGCGATTGCTTCATGGTCGGCGGTAACGGCGTTCAAAGCCACGACTTGGTACCAGGCATTTGAAGCTGAACGACAAGCATTAATGGCCTGCAGGCACGTTTCGCCAATGACCGTAATATTGAGTTTACATCCGGTTCCAGATTTGTTGGTGGTAGTCGCCAAGGTGTTAGCTACGGAATATCCGGTACCTTGCGTTACTTGAGAGAAAGTTGTAACAACTCCAGAGCTGACAGCCGTTACTTGGAAAACGCCCCCACTTCCTCCGGACTGAACAACCGTGATTAAATCGCCCACTGCATAGCCGGTGCCGCCTGTGTTAAGTGTTGCGGTCTGAATCGCCGTGGTATCTTGCAGACCGACCCAAAGGACCAATGGAGCCGGATTCTGGTCAAAATATGCCAAAGACGCTAGGTATTCAGGGCTTGAGGAATTGAATCCATAACTCAGTAACCCAGACGGACTCTGGAAAGATACTAATCTCGTTGCATTTGGAATAACAACTGAACTACCAATAACCAAGCCTTGGTTAAATGTTTCATTGGCTACAGCAACGGGGGAAACGTTTACAACAACGTCGACTATGGTATTCAGGTTTAAGACTGGATTGGACAAGAAATATCACCTCTATTCATTTGTTATGGTGACGGTATTTATAGCGGAATCATTGGACTGGCTGACAACCGGAACCTCAGCGATTGTGGCAATTGAAGTGTTGCGAATAACGGACTCGTAAAACTGGGCACTTAAATCCCATCGCTCCCACCACTGGCCCATGAAGTTTTCCGGCGCCCGGATAGGGTCATCAACTTCGGACATTAGGTATAAATTGTTGGCCACAAATAAATCATGGATACCGTCGTAAAATAGTTGGTCCCGAATATTAACGGCGTTTATCATGGCATCAGGTCCGTAGCACTCCCAGAACACCTGCCAAACACGGGTATAACTGGTTGATTGGTTGAGATTTTCAGAAACAATATTGCATTTACTATAAGAAAACAGTTGGTTAAAATATTGAGTTGTGGTGATTGGAGTAAGTTGAACTTCCCGGATTTTGTTGTAATGGTGACCCGATACCGGCACGATTCGTAAAAACACATAATCCGAATTAATAGTAAAACCCGGCGCACCTTGTTGGGGCCAGGTTTGACGTATCATTGATTTAGTTGCTGTTGCTGTTGGGTCCAGTCCGAGCATTGTCGCCGTATTAACAAAAAACAGGCTTTTTAAGCCTGCAGTAAGATTTATTTGGTCTGTTGCCATTTAAGCACCTGCCATTCGCACGCCGCAGGCTTTGTAATACCCATAACTCAGATAAGTAAAATCTTGCCATACTCGGTAGGTGTCACCGTTCCAGACAAGCTGGTCAGCCGTCCCAGGATCAGAGTGTGAAGTTAATAACGGCTGTGAAACATCGC